CCATGCGGTGCATATCGAAGCCCACATCCCAATGATTGCGGAAATCATTGAGGCCCATCGCCAGCAGCAAGTGGCAGACGAGCAGGCCATGGCAATCTTGCGTCCCGCCTCAGACCATGTGACCGAGCATCTGGTCATGTTCTCCAACAACAGCTTTAGGCAGCAGGAGATCCGCGAACTCCGCCGCCAGCTTCAGAACCTTACGGCTTGTGTTGACGAGCTTGAGCAACAGGTGATCAACAGGGCGATGGCCGAACAAAGCCAAATGCAGGAAGCCGCGATGGGTGCCCCGCAACAAGGTGGACAGCCGCAGATCGATCCCAAAATGGAAATGGAAATGCAAAAGGCTCAACTCAAGTTGGCAGAAATGCAGGAGAAACGCATGATGAACCAAGAGACCCATCAACAGAAGATGGAGACGATCCGTCAGCAAATGGCCCTCAACGATCTAAAGACTCGCAGTTCTATTCTGGAGAAAACAGCAAAGCCAGCAGGGCGACCCCCTATGGCGATGGGACTGTAATTTTACTTGTTGACTAGTTGTTATAACCTTATAGGTTGAATTTCTAATGAATTGGACAGATCAAGATGCCCGTTTTTGGGCACAAACTTGGGAAGACCCGACTATGGTAAAGGGCCTCAAGTTTATCGCAAAAAAGGTACGCCCACGGCGTAGTGCTGGTCCTGTGGCACAGGGGTTTGATTTGTCTCCGGTATTTATCAAGAGCGCGGGATTCTATGAGGGAAGCCAAGAAGTGGTTGACCTTATAGAAACTCTTGGTAAGGGTAAGTTTGAAACAAGACCCAAGGTGGATATCCCAGAAGCTTTCTCTTACATAAACAAAGAACAATAATAAAATAACTATATACTATGTCCGAAATCCTTAACAGTGCCCTTACGGGTGACGCAGACTTCGCTGGAACAATCTTTAATACCCCAGCCCCTGAAGCTGTTCCAGTGGCAGAGGTTGCTCCCACAGAAACTTCTGAAGTAAAAGAGGCAGCACCCGAAACCCCGAAAGAAAAGTCCCCAGAGCCCAAGGTCGAAAAGAAGAGCAAGGCAACCAAGGAGGAAGCTTCCAAGGCAGTAGAGGAGATCACGAAGAAGTCTTCGACAGAGAAGGCCGAATCTAAATCAGAGGATTCCAGCAAAGATAGCGACCTTCCAATCAACCCCCACTTTCAGGATAAACCAGTAGCGGACAGGCCCGAAGGCGATGACTCCGAAAAAGGAATTCAGTCTTGGAAAGAGATCAAGGGCGAAATGAAAAAGGCCCGTGAAGAGCGGGACCGAATCAAGGCCGAACTAGAAGCGACCAAGGAGCAGGTTGGCAAGTACGAGGGAGAGACCGTCAAGACCCTCCAAGAAGAGCTTGAGAACTACAAGACCCGCATGGCAGAGCTTAACCGCGAGCTAAAGACCGCCAACTTTGAGCGTTCCCCCGAATACATTGAGACCATCAAGAAGCCCGTGATGAGCTTGCAGGGAGACCTCAAGTCAATCGCAGAGGCCAATGACTCTGACTTTTCCAAGCTGTGGCAGGCCATTACCGAGCCGGATGTCCGCAAGCGCACCGATTCCCTAGAAGACTTAACCGGAGACTTCAAGCGGATGGAGCAGATGTCCATTGTCAAAATGGCCGACAAGTACCATGAGTTGGCCCAATACCATGAGCGGTTCCAGCGTGAGGCGGAGTCCCTTTCTGAGGCCGAAAATGCCCGTAAGGCCCAATCGGAGCAGGAGTTTATTGAGAATGATCTGCGACTCCAAAAGGCTTTCACGGCCAAAACTTGGACCAACCTTGAAGACCGCTACAATTTCCTTCAGGAAATTGACGGCAACGATGAGTGGAATGGTCAGATTCGTGGGGCCAAGAAGGTTGCAGCAGAGACCAATCTGGATCGACTGAGTGTAGAAGACCGTAGTGCCATTCTGTCTCGGGCAGCGGTGGTTCCATTCCTTGAGAGCGCGATCAACCACTATAGTACCCAGCTAAAGAGTCAGGTCGAATCCCGAGACAAAAAGATTGCCGAACTAGAATCACAGGTTAAGTCATTCGTCGGAGCCACCCCCTCATTGGGAAGCACCTCAGAAGAGGCAAGCGATGACGAGGATGTTAGCGATAAGAGTATAACTAACTTTGGCGCATCTATTATGGGTAGACGCTAAATTTAGCTATTGACAATTAATTAGTTTTTAGGGTAGTCTCCCAATCAAGACTTTAGTCTGGGTTGGTCGCAGACGCCTTGTTAGCTGGCTTAGTGCTTTCTAAATTAGAATCGCCGTTGCTACTCCTCATCTGCGGCGTGAGGAAAAACAAACTTTGTTGCGGGAAAATCTCGAAACATAAACTCAACCTTAATTAGAAAGAAATAAACAATCATGTCAGCACAGACTGCTACTACTTGCGAAGCTATCAATGATAACTTCGTGCGGGAGTCAGGGCGCGTAGCCCTCGGCACCTATCGTTTGGGTCTCTACAAAGATCCTTATCTCCGTTTTGTTTCCCAGTCGGCATTCCCCGACAACATGGGCAAAACGATCACCAACATCATCGCCCAGCGTTCTATCGCTACGGGTACCGGATGGGAAGATATCGGCGTCACTGGTGAGTCCGGTCAAGACAATGCCTGCTTGGCTCCTGTCAAAACCGTTGGCTATGCCTTCGACACCAAGACCTTCAGCCTCCGTCAGCAGGCGGTTGAGTCCAAGTTCATCTGTTTGGAAGATGTTCGCACCGCGACCTTCCCGATTGACGATGTTAACAACTACATCAAGATCTTGGCCGACAACGTCAACGTCGAGTGGATCAAACGCTACGATGACGATTATCTCGCGCATTCGACCAAGTTGAGTGTGGAACCGGGAATTGATACCAACGGAACCGTTACCTTCAATGGTACCACGGGCCTCGCCACTATCGCCGGAACCCCCGCTCCTACGAGTGTTTTGACACCGGGAGTTCTTCGTCAAATCCATGACAACCTCTATCAGGAGAATGCTGGAGATGACGGCGATGCGGTTACCGATGACGGTGCCCCTGTGTTCAACGTATTCGCAGAACGCGCCACCATTGAGAACCTGATCAAACTTCAGGAAGATGTCCGTCAGGATATCCGCTGGAGTGATCGCGTGAATGATCTGCTGGGAGCCAACGGTTCCTCGCTGTTGCCCAAAAAGGCATACGGCGGATTCGTGTTCCACAGCCGTCCATTCCCGAAACGCTTCAATGACAACGGGTCCGGTGGATTCGTCGAAGTTGCCCCCTATAGCACCACGGCCTCTACAGGTCCCGGTACGGGTGGCGTCAAGGCGATCATCAACCCCGCCTACAAGAATGCGAAGTATAGCTCGACGGTTATCTTCCATCCGAAGGCCATGGAGTGGCTCGTCCCTAGCACGAACGTCAAGGTCGGCAAACTGATCTATGATGCTCAGAACTATCGTGGCGACTTCAAGTGGATCAACGAGTATGACCGGAACTGTAACCCTGACAAAAACAGCGGTTACTGGAGGGCTAAGATGGCCTGTGCGGTGAAGCAGATTGTCCCTACTTGGGGCTACTACATCCTGCACCTGCGCTGCAACCTTGCTGCCGATCTGGTCGCTTGTCCTTCTGGCTCTGGCTACGGCTATCTTAGCTGAGATTAGGATAGTATAATTCACTAAGGGGGGAGGGGCGAAAGTCTCTCCCCTCTTTTTTTAGTTCGTGACAAAATCCCGAAACCATAGTATTGTAAGCGTGTTATAGAATTTAAACAAAGTACTACATTATGAAGCTCTCAATCCCCGAAAATTACACCCTCCCCGAAGACGTTGAAGACGGCCAAACTTTTGAAGAGTTGGTTACTTTTCGCGTTGAGGGAACCTCCCTTGTCCCCACCATGCTTGCTGGTGTCGAGATCCCGATGGAAGACACCGAAGACGAAGCTGTCGCAGAAATGGAAGACGAGGAGATGGAAGCTGCTGGCCCTATGGCTGGCATGGGTGAACGAATTATGGGCATGGCCTAACCTGTAAGGGTTCCATAGACTATGGCCCTTCCAGTATTAGATGCTGTTTTTGCGTCCTCGGCAGATTTGCCAAGGCGACAACTACTTTCCAAGTGGCTTGTTGAGCAGTCGGGTTCGGGGTCCATCGATGACTTCTGCACACTTCCAGAACGTTACCTCTATGCCAAGATCGCGGTAGAACTCGGAGGACCCCGCACAGAACAAGAATACATAGAACTCCCCAAGAGCTATGCATGGAGCGACATCTACGGGGCAATCATATTCAATCGCAGTGCCCCCGCTGCCCCCAGCGGTTTAACGCTGACCCCGCTAACCTCATCTTCAATAAAGCTAGACTGGGTTACCAATGGGGCATCTGTTGCCTATTCTGTAGAAAGGTCTGTGGATGGAGCGGCCTTTCAGGTTATCGGAACCACGGCAATCGGGGCCACCACGGCAACCAACACCGGACTAAATATTGCCAGCAACTACCAGTATCGCATCAGGGGATCTAGTGGTGGGTTCTTTACTGGCTATAGCAACACGGCATCAGCCTCGACCTATGACGCCAATGCAAGCAGCTTTGTTGCAACCAGTGGTGCCACAGACATTGTGGCAATCAATGACTTTGTTCTTGGAGTAAAGGCTCTTGGTCTCTGGAATTCCATGGTCTGTTGGCCGTTAAGGTCTTCGCAGAATGCCGCAAGCGGCGACACCGTGTTTTCGCTGGGCGGTCTGGGAACGTTCAATGGCACAATGGTCAACGGCCCAACACGCGGGGCGGATGGGATGGTTTTTGACGGATCTGATGATTACATCACTGTCGCATTTGCCGAAAAATCGGGTTATTCAAATTTTAACTTTGGAGTTTCTCTTAGCAGACCCTCAACTGGAGGGACCAAAATTGCGCTGCAAACTCGTCCTGTCTGGATTGGGCAGGGTGGGGCTGGATCAGAAATGGCAGATGAAATTACTGGCATTACATATTCATTGCCAATCAATTCGCTTAGATTTCCTGTTTATAATAAAAGCGGGACAAGCGTTACAGGATATAATTCGGGCCTTTCCGTCGGAACCATGACGAGTTCAGTAGTAATGAATTCTGATCCATTATTGATAGGAACTTACGCTACTAACGCTTTCTTTTGGTTAGGTACAATTTCGTTTGCACACGTTATTTCGACAAGTCTAAACGCATCTCAAAATTTAGAGCTTTACGATCTCTACAAAACAACCCTCGGCACGGGCCTCGGACTACCATGAGCTACGAACTAACCCAACGCACTATGGCCGTAGCTCCCGAAGCCGTGGCGACCTTGTTTCCTGCGCTCAATGCCCAATACGGTGAGGAGTTGTCCTATGGAAGTGGCAACACACGCACCATTGGGGCTTTTTGGAATGACGCTGAAAAGACCAGCATTTATGCGGCGTCCATGGAACGTGGTAACATTGTCGGCCAAACCCTCACCGATGGCCGTTTAGCCTATACCTGTCTATGGCAGTCAGACCTTGCTGCCGCATTTGACGCTGGAGAAATTGATGGGGTAGCTGAGTTGACACCAGAGGAACTGGCTGGGTTGATTCCCGTAATGGAGGCCATGCCATGAGCTATGAACTAAAGTGGGGCGAAAAAGAGGCAATTGGAAGGATTGCCGCAGCAGCAAGGGGAGACGAGGCAGATCCCGCATTAGTTGCCACCTATATTAACTGGCCGTGGAGGTATCAGGTAGCGGCTATTATCAATGATTTCTATGCGCCCACATATTTGGTAGCTTCTGGAGGCGGGATTTGGAAGCTTACAGTAGACAGCGATGGTATTGTTACTACAGAACTTGTTGGGTCTGGGAGCGGGGTTGCTTCTGTGCTTGTCAAATCTCCCAATTCTAGTGTATTTTCTTTGACTGTAGATGACAGTGGTATACTTACAGTAACGCCAAGTGGATCATCTACAACCCGCCAATGGATTTCCTATCTATCTGGAAGCAATATCTTCTTGATTAAGGTGGACAATAGTGGCATCCTAACAACCGAAAAACAATAAGGAATCCCGAAAAAGCTAAATGAAATACACTATCCTTGCGGCAATCGCTCTTATCGGGCTGGCCTGTTCCTCCCAATCCCAAACTATAAAATCTTTGGGCTACGATACAACCAATGGCAAGGTAATTTATGGTGGGACCAATGCCCTAACATTTACCAACCCATTGCAGTTTGATAGCGGGGTTCGTGCAGCCACGCGCACCAACCTTGACCTCGGCGCAACGTGGCTAACCAACACCAGCGTCACGAATTTTCGCACGGCTATCGGTCTCGGCGCAACGTGGCTAACCAACACTAACGTCACGAATTTTCGCACGGCCATCGGCCTTGGCACAACCAACAGCCCAGTATTCTCGGCCCTTACTCTTGGCGCAGGCGACGAGATTCAAATCAACGGCTCGGGCATTTATTCAGTGGCATTCGGCGGACAACTAGAATTTGAAACGCGAACACTAGAACAAGCCGGATTTAACGTTTTTGCTTGGGCAACCAACAGCTTTGCCGTCACGCCTGCGGCCACCTTCGCCACCAACGTCTCCATCGCAGGCTCCCTCACAGTCGGCTCCTTCACCACCACCACGCCCTCGACATGGGCTCTTGACGCAACCCAAACCGCCGCAGCGACCAACGGACGCCTGACCCTGCCATCGAATGCCAACGTCATTAGGCTGACCAACAACAACGCGATCAGCAGCGTCACAAACGGAGTCCTCGGTGCGTTCTACTATCTGGTCAACCAAGCGACCAATGCAGTGACCATCTCCAACGTGGGCGGCATCACGATTGACGGCGCGACCAACCTCACGCTGGCCCCCAACGAGTCGGCCACTTTAGTTGCTCTAGGTCCGACCAATATCTCCGTTGCCAATCGCGGGGGTCTGGAAACAACCAACAACGTGGAGTTTCGTAGGCTACGAATGATTGCAGCAAATGCCGTCGACGATGGTGATGACTCTACACTATGGCTTGACACTTCGGGGACAAACCAAGCCGCATCCTTGCGATTAAGCGGAACTGGAGGCGGTGCAGAAAAATACAATGCTTATCTTCAAGGGGGGAGTGCTGGTTTAACGGTAAGCGCGGTAAATGGTTTTAGAGTTTTGGACGGCGGAACAGCTGGCACTGGAAGCGTTATGTTTGGTATAAACTCATCCGGCAACGCGACCCTTAACGGCGTCAACAACACTGCGCCTTCGCAGACGGCAGACAGCGCGTCGAGCTTGATGACTCGGGGATTGTCGGATACGAGATATCTCCCCAGTTTTGGTGAGTATATGGATGGCACATTCTACCGCCAAACGATGGCCGACTGGATGCCGACGCGGGTAACCAATGGCGGGTCTGCAACTTTTGATGCAACGGGTTCGCGTTGGGCTTTAACTTCGGCAACGAATGTTGGAAATTTGGTGGGTGTAAGAATTGGCCGAATGGAAGGTATTAACAATTCCGGATCTTCTGGAGGGAACAATATGTTTACTTCAGGGTTTACCGCATTCGTGTTCGCGGCGATGTGGTCGCGCTCTAACTCAGTGCTGCGCTTTGTTGTCGGTCACAGTACAGGCGACCCTATCGGGCAGTACCCGACCAACAGGGCAGTCGGCATTGAGTTTAGCGGAGACCTTGATCTTTCGGCTCGATTGATAGCGCACAATGGAACAACAGCAACCAACGGGCCATTGGTCAGCGGATTGAAGAATACTCCCTATGCCGTGTATGCTTTATACGCAGTGCGATACTACACCAATGGAACGGTGGAGCTATACAGGTCAGATAATAGAGGTGCGTTCACTAATATTGCCGCCGCAACTATTACTGGAGGACCGACAAACAATGCCGCCGGCGGCACTGTTGGCGCGGTGGACATAGCTTTCGACAGCGGAACAAATGCCTCCCCTAGCGGTGCCGTGAGTCGGGTGCATTGGTGGGGCTATCAATACCACGACTGATTATGAAACTCTTACTCTCTAACAACCAGCTAACCCGCTACAGCAACGCGGGAGCATACGCCACAACCACCGCCATCCCTCTTGACGGCCCGCTGGCCCTCACCGCGCAAACCCTTCTGGCATGGCTCCAAGCCCAACTGGTCGAAGGCGAGTCGGTCGGCCAAGTGTTCATCGAGCCAGACGGCTTCGCAGGCGAAATGGACGCCGACGGCAATGCCACCGCAACCCGCCCAAAGTTGTCCGCTGCTATCACCGCACACGCAGCCGCCGGATCACGCAGCGTAGTATTCAGCAGCGAAGCCCTGCCCACGCAACTCCGCGACGGTCTGCTCGCGGCATGGCAGCAAGTCGAAAGCATTTAAGCCATGACGATCTCGCCAAACAAATGGGAACTCGATGTTCAGGGTTATCTGAACACTTGCAACATCACCACCGCCACACCTCGCCAGCAGATCAGAGATTTTTCCAAGGGCGTCAACGATCTGGGCTTGTGGAACAGCATGGTCTGTTGGCCGTTGCGGAGTTCGCAGAACTATGGGAGTGGCGACACCGTGTTTTCGTTGGGCGGGCTTGGGACGTTTAATGGGACGCGGGTCAATGGGCCGACTTGGGAGGCTGATGGAGTAAATTTTACAGACTCAAGCTCGCACTACATTTCACTTGGATCGTCGCAGATCATTGGCGGCAATGCCAACTACAGCATCATGGGGGTTGGGAGACTGACCAACTCTGCGGTTGGCGGCATCGTCATGGTCAGCACGGGAAACAATCGCGGAGCGGGTATCGGTGCAGCAAACAATGGCTCAACGCAACTAAGGAATTTCCAATGGCGCGTCGACGGCTCCTTTCCCGGTTTGCAATTAGCAAACGGGCCAACAACCTCACATTTTGCGGCGTTTGCTACTGGAGATGCATCCAGTGCAAAAAACTACATCAACAGCGGCTCGCCTTACTCCACATTGTCTGGCGACTACCGAACAAATCCATCGTCTGCAAACGTAGAAATGATTGGAGGGCTTACTATTCCTTCATTTTCGCCATCTTGGAACGGTTTAATTTCGGCGGTTGCATTTTTCAACGCAAGGCTAACCGACGAGCAAGTTGGCACTGTCTATGCGTTGCTCAAAACAACCTTGAGTCAAGGTCTCTCCCTCCCATGAGCTACGAACTAACCAGCCGCACCATCGCCGTTGCCCCCAACGCCGTAGCAACGCTATTCCCGCAACTGCTCGCCCAATACGGCGAGGAGTTGTCCTACGGCAGCGGCAGCACGCGCACGATTGGGGCATTCTGGAATGACGCGGAGAAGACCAGCATTTATGCGGCGAGCATGCTGCGCGGAAACATTGTCGGCCAACCGCTCACTGATGGCCGCGTGGCCTTCACCTGCCTGTGGCAGAGCTACCTCGCCGCTGCCTTTGATAATGGCGGGATCGAGGGCGTGGAGCAGTTGAGCGCGGAGGAGCTGGCTGAACTGACGCCGATAGCGGAGGTCATGCCGTGAGTATAGAGACGGTGCGTAATGAGCGAGGGGTAAAGCTCACCATGAGTGAGTTGATTGCGGGAGTCGGGCTTCTCATTGCTGTATTAGCCGCCCTCAATGGATGGATTGTCCTTCCTGAACAAGTAAGGGTAGTGCAAAACAATGACGCCAAACAGGATGCCCGAATTGAAATTATACAAAAGGAGGCCGTTGTCCGCAATGAAACCCTAGCCCGTATCGATGAGCGCACTAAAAGAATCGAAGAATATTTGCAATCCAAGGGATTCTAGTTTAGCTTTAAACCTATGAAATCACTATTCGCAAAAATCTGGGGGATCACATCCTCCGTCTTTAACTTCTACCTTCCGATCCTCAAAGAGATCGCTTCTTCCTCTGTTGCGGTGTTGCTCCCCATTGCTTTGGAAATCGTCCAGTCCTTGGCCGAAACCAAAAAGACCGGATCTGAAAAGCGCGAGTTGGCAGTTAAGAGGCTGACCTCCGAAGCAAAGAAGCTAGGCTTTTCCGCCTCTGAATCCATTATCCGTTTTACTATTGAGTCCGCTGTCCAGCGCACCAAGATCGAAACCCAATGAAAGACCGCATCCTAGCCTTTCTGGTCAGCAAGTTGGGTGGGGTAATGACCCCAGTAATCGCCGTTGTTGTTGGTGCTGCTATCGCCCAACTCGCCATGGTGGACCCCAAGCTGGCCGAGTCCGTGGATCAGGTTAGTCTTACGGGATTCTTGGTTGCCCTCATCCTTTCCTTGGTCAACTACTTCACCAACAAGGTAAACGTCAGTGGGATCAAGAAGATCCAAGCCTTGGTTAATACCGATGTTGATGGGGTTGCGGGGCCTTTGACCTACACTGAGGTTCGCCGTGCCGTTACTATTAAGAAGCCAGTACGCCGTAAAAGCAAGTGAGACTCTCCCATGAACTACTCAAAGCTATCCTCGTCCAAACCCCGCCTCAAGAAGATCGCAGAAATTTCTTTGTACGCCTCCTTACCTCCATCAAAGTCGGGGTCAGCATATCCCGAAAAAAAGGTAAGACTTCCCGATCCTTCCGAATCGGAGGTGGAGCAGATTTTTAGGCGTTGGGATATTGGTAAAAGAGTTTGTCGCTGTTGCTAGTCTAACGCCCAAATGTGGCAATGGATCTTAAATCTTTTCGTAAGGAAATCAAGCAGTGGCCAAGTGCCATCCTTGCCGAGTACTTCATCGCCCTCCAGCGAGAACTCAAAACCCGAGCCATCCACCAAGAGGGGCTATCCAGAGGTAGGGTTCACAACCCCGAACAAAAGCCAAAGGAAGATAAAACCAGAGGCCATCGTCCTCCACCACAGCGGAGGAAGCTACAACGGCGGGGTAAGCTGGATTCGCAACCCCGAAAGTAAGGTCTCCTACCATTGCCTGATTGCCCGAGACGGAAGGAGGGCGGTTTTTGGGGAGGACACCGACAGGACATGGCATGCAGGGATAAGCAAGTGGAAGGGGCGGAGCGACCTCAATAGCTGGTCTATCGGGGTTAGCTGGGAAGGGGACACCTACACCTATCCCTTGGGTGATACCGCCATTGAGTCGGCTCTTGACTACATCGTACCCCGCATGAAGAAGTGGGGTATTCCGGTCTCTATGGTACTGGACCACCGCATGGTCAGCGGACCCCGAAAGAATGATATTGCACCAATCCAGTATGGAGTGTTTATTGAGAGACTCATAAAGAGACTTAAAGACGATGAGCAAAAAAAGTAAACCTCCGAAGCCCCGCTTTCAAAAAAAAGACGAACCCTGCTATTACTGTGGGTCAGAAAATATTGAACAAATCTATATCCATGATGTCGGAGTTGTTCGGATATGCAAAGAATGCAAGGAACAGCAATAGGATGGCCGACCACTCTCCAGAGATGCAGAAGGTGCTGGACCGACTGTCTAGGGAGCTTGATGAGTACTTTGAATCCGGCATGGTTGTCGCCACCTTTCAAGACGGGCCTACCACCAAGAATGCCTTTGTCAAATTCGGTAACGAATACGCAGTCGAAGGAATTGTTGCCAACATCCACGATATCCTCTACGGTCAAGAAGATGAGGATGACGATGACTTGGATGACGGAGACCTCAAGAAGGTAATCAAAGATGGCTAATGGAACCCTCTCCTTTCAACTGCCCGAAGAGCAGCCGGAATTTGACTTGGCTTGTAAAGCAGGGGATCTTCTTTTTGTTCTTAACGGGTTTGCTAATCATCTTCGTTCTCATATTCGTCATTCTACTGATCCCAATTGGGATACAGCTACTGTGGAAGAGCTTTACGAGCTTATTAATCAAATGAAGACAGAGTACTGTCTCCACTTTGAATAGAACCAACACAACAACCATGACTGTTTATCTTTGTGGTCCCATGACTGGGATCGAAGACCTCAACCACCCCGCCTTCTTCAAGGCTGAAACATACCTTATGGCCCATCTATATGATGTGATCAATCCGGCCAGAATGGACGAGGAACTGGGGCTAGACCCCCACCAAGGGGTGATGGACCCCGAATTTCTTAAAAGGGCCGCACAGCGCGATCTGGAGGCCGTAATAGCCTCTGACGGAATCGTCCTGCTCCCCGATTGGGAGAAGTCCAAGGGAGCCAAGGCGGAACTGGCAGTAGCCCAGTGGTTGGGCAAGAAGGTTTACCTCTATCCTTCTATGGTGGAGTACGGCAAGGAGTCGATCTTGGACACGGCCAAACGCCTCACCTCCAGCGACAGGCAGAAGGACTACGGCCATCCCAAGGACAACTTCAAGCGGATTGCCGATCTCTGGAATGCCTACCTGATCAACCGCAAAAATCCCGAAACAGAAATCTCTATTGAGGATGTGGCTTGGATGATGGTCTTGCTTAAAATAGCGCGAGACCTAAACAAGCCCACAGTAGACAACCTAGTTGATAGTGTAGGGTATATCCGTACCCTCGCCATGGTTAGAGGAATAGAATGACCTTATGAAGAACCCGCAACAACCGAACAAACGAAGGCTTTTCTTCGACATCGAAACCTCACCCAATGTGGTGCTGGCTTGGCGTACAGGCTTCAAGCTCTCCATCCCCCATGACAACATCTTGGAGGAACGGGCTATCATCTGCATCTGCTACAAGTGGGAGGGCGACGAGGAGGTCCACAGCCTTACTTGGGATCGCAAGCAGTGTGACAAGAAGATGCTTCGGGATTTTAGTGGGGTACTCAATTCCGCCGATGAGGCTATCGGGCACAATGGAGACCGCTTCGATTTGAAGTGGATCAAGACAAGGTGTCTCTACCACCGAATCCCGATGTATCCCAACTACACAACGCTGGACACCCTGAAGGTAGCCCGTAACCAATTCCTCTTCAACAGCAACAAGCT